CAAGGTCAAGAGCTGCTCCTAAGATCTCTGCGATCTGTGCGCCATCTAGACCTTCTGCAAGGGCTGTGTTATAGATAGCCTTAGTCAGGCGGGCAAGTGAGCCAATGCCTAGAATTGTGCCTGTGGTGATGTAGCCAGTCTCTTCAGGGCTTCTAACCCCAATGTTAAAGTCTGATACTTCCCCACCAAATACTGTGACATAAGTACCGCTTGAGTTTTTAAGCTCTAGAAGGATTGGCTCTGTGACATTGATAGTAAAAGGTGAGTTATCTGTATTGATGATCTCTACGCGGCAATAGCCCGCTGTGCATTGCTTGTCAATGTCTAAGCGACCCGAAGCATAGGAAACAGAGGTGACAGTCGTATAGACATCATCACCTACTGTTACTCGCCACTCTGGAAGCCATGTCATGAGGTTGCGAATGTTCCTCTCAAAGTACCGCGCTGGACTGCTTCAGTTAAAACCTGATCCATTAGTTCTGCTGCTGCGTTAGGGTCTCCCACTACGCCAAAGTTATTGACGATGCTGACTGAAGGTGCGCTGCCTTGGTAGCGACCTGCACCCATGGCATAAGCCATGTCCGCATTGAAACTATTGTAGTTGCCCGCGCTGTCAATTCTCTGACCGCCATAGGCTACGCGTGGATCTGTAGCACCTGAGATGTCATAGCCTGAACGCGCACCGATAGCCGCTGCCACGCTTGCAGTAGTCAATCTAGATGATGCAACCGAACCGCCACCAAAAGTTCCAGCACTATTGGCTGTTGCAATCTGTCCTAGCAAAGCAAGTGCAGCTTCTAGGTTTTCTAAGTTGATTAAATCTCTAGGCTTTAGGCTCTCAAGAATTGACTCAATGCTTTGCAGTTTAAGGTCTTGATTAGTCAAGTTACCAAGGATCTTAATGTCCTCGTTAAGTCTTGCAGTTGCTCTCTTGATCGCTGCTTCGTCCTTGGAAGCGATAGCATCCTCAAGGTCTGAGATTGACTTCTTGACATTTAGGCGAGCAGTATCGTTAGCGATCTGTGTGACCTGCGCCATGCTGGTTGCCTTGCCTAATTGCTCAGCCTGATTAGTAAGGGCCGCTGCGACTTGGATCTTGTCAAGGTCAAAGACTTCTTTAGACTTACCTAATGCAAGGTTAGCCTTATCAATTGCTAATGCAAGTTTCTTGTTCTTTAACTGGGCTGCTGTTTCCTTGGTGATCGCCTTAGATTGGGAAAGCCCCTTCTTCTGAGCTGCGTTAGTTGCAACCTGAGTCTTATAGATCTCAGCATAAACTCCACCGAAGTTACCCTGTGCTTTAGCATCTGCCAACTGATCTGCTCTAGTTGCTGCTTGTAGATCGCGTATTGACTCTAAAGGATTGCCAGCGGCAAGGATGCTTATGTTACGAGCTAGGCGGGCGATTCTTACGATTGCTGTGCTTATCTTAGTAGATAGGCTCTCAATCAATTCAATAGTCTTAGGTAATCCATCGCTACCGCTAAGAGTTCCAACAGCGGTAAACAGGGATTCACCAATAGCTTCAGAAGCATTGTTAGTTGCTACCTTGAGTTTAGCAAGAGAACCTGCATAACCCTCTGCTGCTGTAGTTGCTTGACCTGCGAACAAAGTTGATAGGCGAGCACTGATCTCCTCAAAACTTCCAGAAGATAGCTCTGCCTTACTAAGTCCTACACCTAAGCGACCTAGTGCTTGAGTCTGACCTAGGTAAGCCTTTTGCAAGCTCTGTGAAACTTGAGTAAGAGTCTTGCCTGTACCTGCTGAGACATCTAGAGCAAGGCTTAATAACTTCTGAGATTCAGTAATTGATGAGGTTGCTCTGAGCAAGCGATCCATGGCAGGGCGCAGCTCATCATCCAAGACACCTGTTTGTTTTTCAAGGTTTGAGATGTAATCATTTATCTCTTTAGCTGAGCCGTTAAAGCCAAGACCAAGATTCTCTAGAGTATTAGCAAGGGATTGAGCAGCCTTCTGATCTTCTGCAAAAGCCTTAGCAGCGTTTTTGCCATACACTAAAGCCTTCTGAGCAAGGTAGGCTGCACCTAAACCTTTAGCCAGATTCTTTACAGACTTAGTGAGAGCTGCTGTTGAATTCTCGGCTTGCTTAAACGCCTTTTTACCCGTGAACTCGGCTGCAATATCAATGTTTACATTTGCCATGATTAGCCTCTCACGCTTGCTCTTTGATTAAGTTTATTTGCAGCAGTCTCAATTGCTTTAAGTACACCCGCTCTTGCCTTGCCATTGTTTTCCTCATAAGCGCGATAAAGAACACGACCCTGCATCTGGCGCTTGCCTTTGAGTGGAGCGTTGTATTTGTTATTTTGATTTACTACAAAAATGCTGTTAGGGCTTAACTTACCCATTCTTTCGTAAATAGATCCTGCTCGGCTTTTATTAAACACGCTCGCAAGGGATCTGAATCCTCTAGAGTTAGCCTTAGATGGAGTGGTCTTGTAACCAATACGAGATTTAACTTCCGAAGGATTAAAAGCAGGGAAGGTTGCTTCCGACATTTGGCGTGGCAACCATCCGCTTAGTATCTGTGAGCGATCAGGCACATAGCCTTTTGCTGATTTGCTAATCGGCATGATGGCTGTCTTAATTTCCTTCTGAGTAGCCTTAGCTAAATCAGGAGTAAAATCACGCAAAGCTTTTCTAAGAGCGATACCGCCCTTTACGCTTGCTGGCATCGCTCACCTCTTTCGCTTCATCCTTGAGACCTTGAACTAGAGCATCTAGCATGGTCTTATCTAAATCTAATAGTGCTTGTGGCGGAATCCCTAACCTAATGCTCAAGCGAGCAATCAGGTAGGTGAATGGGAGATCCCGCTTTAAGCTAAAGGGTCTGAGTCTAAAACCTCAACACTCTTAAGTGTCTCGATAAACTCAATCCCGAAAGGCTTTACAGATTCACCTGATCTGCGAGTGACTTCCCATGCAAGCCAATAGACATCGCTTTGCTTTTCCTCATCGCGGAAAGCCTTGTGGAAGCCCTTTTTAGCGTACTGCTCGAAGGAGTATTCCACCGCTGGGGTGATCTCGCCTTCTAATACACTTCCATCATTACGAACGATCTTTAGTCTTGCCATGGTTAGCCCCTTTGTTAGTTAATTATGCAGATGTTACTGCAATTGTGCCGTTTACAGTCCAAGTTACAGACTGAGTTGAAAGATCTGCAACTGAGCCGTTAATGTCGGTTGTGTTGTTGATCAAGCAAGTCATTGTGTAAAGAGGGTTTGTAGCAGATGTCGCTGCAGATGTTTGCTTAGCTGTTACTGTTACAGATGTTCCCCAGTTTTCCTGAAGTGTCTGTAGTACTTCGCCTGTTGCTGTGTCGTTCAAGAAGTCCACAGTAATTGATGATGCTTCTAGACCCTTAACGAACTTGTGACCTGAGTCACCCATCGCTGTAACTTCTAGCTCATCGAATGTGCGGTTGATTGTAATGCTTGTTACATGGTCTGAAAGATCGACTCCATCGACTGTCAAGACCACGCCATTGTTTAGAAATACAGCCATGGATTATTCCTCGTCTTTCTTAGTTACTGGCTTTGGTGTTGGTACTCTGGCTTTGCCTGACCGATCTTGATCAAGAAAGCTTCCTGCTCTTTTTCCCACTCGGTCATGCTTAGCTCCAACTCGTTAGGATTGATACGGACATCTCACAGCTGAGCAGATCACCGCTTGCAGCGTTGAGAACACTAGGCGCGCTGATTGCGCTTACATTATAGACCAGAGAAGATGCTGCCAGTAGTGCGAACACGCTGACCACAGTATCTTCAATGCCGTTAAGATTGCCTTCATTATCGAACAAAGGCACAGTCATTACAATCTTGAAATTAGCCAGAGGGCTAATAGAAATCTGGCTGTTGTTGTTTGGTGTCAAGTAAGGATCATCTGGAGACACGATCACGCTGTTCGCTAAGACTGTGCTTGGCGGAAATGCAAAGGTCTGCCACTTAGCGTTATTGACTAGAGCAGTCGCTAATGTGGTGCGTAGTGTCGTGATGGCAACAGTCATTAGCCAACCATCGAGGTAGGTGCTAGTGCGTGTGCGATCAATCCTCGCACCTTAGCGAGGAGCTGTGCGCTCATTCGATAAGGGCTTGGCTGGAAATCGACAAGGTTACTGCCTGAAAGGGTGGCGGTACGCGCTTGCCAGATCTCAA